AACAATTACGTGTAGAATACATGGAGATTTTAATCAAAATGCTTACAATCATATAAGAGGACAGGGATGTCCTACATGTGTTGGAAAGAATATAACAACAGAACGTTATGTAAAAAAAGCAAAAGATATACATGGCGATAAATACGACTATTCAAAAGTAGAATATAAATCAGCACAAGAAAATGTTATTATAATCTGTAAAATACATGGTGATTTTTCTCAAAGACCAGACCATCATTTAAATGGTAGTTGTTGTTCTAAATGTGTTAATAAAGAATCCAGATTAACGAATGAAGAATTTATACAAAAAGCACAAAAAATACATGGAGATACATACAATTATTCAAAAGTAGAATATAAATCATCACAAGAACATGTTATTATAATTTGTAAAATACATGGTATGTTTAGTCAATTACCAACAAATCATTTAAGTGGTAATGGTTGTTCGAAATGCTTTGCCGACAATAATAGATTTACAAAAGAAGATTTTATAAATAATGCTTGTGAAATACACGGCGATAAATATGATTATTCAAAAGTAGAATACAAATCATCACAAGAAAATATTATTATAATTTGTAAAATACATGGTGAATTTTCCCAAATATCAAATAGCCATATAATGGGTAAAGGTTGTTCCAAATGTGCGGGTAATCGTAAGTCAACTACCGAAGAATTTATACAAAAAGCACAAGAATTATATGGTGATAAATACGATTATTCAAGTGTTGAATATAAAACTGCTATTATTAATGTTTCTATTATATGTAAAGAACACGGTATATTTAATCAAACACCAAATAATCATCTAAAAGGACAGGAATGTTATAAATGTAATGAATCTAATTTTTCAAAAGAACAAATAAAATGGTTGACATTTATTGAAAAAAAAGAAAATATAAAAATTCAACATGCAAAAAATGATGGAGAATATAAAATACCAAAAACAAAATATAAAGCAGATGGTTATTGTAAAGAGACAAATACTATTTATGAATATCACGGAGATTATTGGCATGGTAATCCAACTATATTTAATCCAAATGATATAAATAAAAAAGTAAATAAAAGATTCGGTGAATTATATGAAAATACATTAAAAAAGAATTAAAAATAAAAGAACTTGGTTATAAATTGGTTGTTGTATGGGAGAATGATTGGAAAAATACTAAAGAGTTCAAAGAATTAGATTAAGTAAATGAATTGTTTTCACTCATAAACTCATGGTTTTTACTATTTCACAGCACACTTTCCCCTTCGTATTTTTCTTTAATTTTTTCATTTAGAATTATCAGTTGTTCTTGTAAATCATATTCTTCTGGTAATACCATTTTCAACCCCATTCGTTTTCCGTCTATTCTTTTTTCAAATACTAAATGTTGTTTTTCTCTTATAATAACTAATGATATGTATTTTGGTAATTTTACATTTTCTCTTTCAGGATAAATATCATTTTCCAAATCATCCACGATTTTATTCACTTGTTTTAGTTTTTCCATAATGGAAACCTTACCCGATTTTGAACCTATCCATATTTTATCCAATTTTGGATGTTTTTCTATTTTGAAGAATTCTCTCGATTTTGTATGTTCTTTATCTAACCACTCATGATAATAAACCACATACTTTTTCATCATATATTGCTCGATGCCTTCTGGTAAATCTTTTGCGTTTGAGTTTCGTGCACGTTTGGTTCCGTCTTTAATTCCATTACTATTTTGTTCTTGTTCTTTCCTTGAAGCAATACGCAAATTGTCAAATGTGTTATTTAATGGGTCTTGGTCTATATGGTCGACACTAATATTTTTAGTTACCTTTCCGTTGCCATGACATCCCGTAATTATTTGATGGATATATAAATTATTGGTACATAAAATATAACCATTTGCATGTTTGAAAAATGTAATTGATTTTCCATTATTTTCATTTTTTTCATATTCTTTTATAACTTGATAACTTTTATCACATAGTTTAATAACCGTATCTTTCTCGCAATACATTAATAAATATTCTTTTCCATTATTTTCTTTTACTCTCCAAATTGGATTTTTCATAATATTTGCATCGTGTCCTATGTAACTATAATGTCCTTCTATATATTCAGTTACTTCATATTTTTTATTTTCAATCAGTTGTTTATGATAATGATGATATAATTCTACATTTTTTCTTCGCAAATCATATTGATTGTTGTTTTTGAATACACAATAATCTAATTCTGAATTATAATTAAATATGAAACTAAGATAATTTACTCTTTTATAATTTGATGCGTATGATGGATAAATGTCATTTTCATTTACAAAAACAAATTTATTTTTTGAATTAATTAACTTATCCTTTGTACTAAAATCAACAAGATAAGTTCGGTTATTGTATTTAATCTCGCCGCACATAAGTTCTTCATTGGTTGAGTATTCTGGCTTCATTTCGGTTTCGTTTATTGTCTTTGTAGATGAAAGGATTTGATATGAATCAATTTTATTCATATTATACTTTATATAATATGATTCTATTTATATTGTTTTAATTTTAATTATTTAATTAATAAAATAGTTATTTTTAACCTATTCCGCTTAATTAGAATAAGCTAAGCCACCCATACCACTCATCACTCTCAAGACGTTGTAGTTAACGGCATAGACACGGACCTTAGCGGTGTTGGTTCCCTGAACGGTAGCGTTAGAGAGGACCAATTGTAAGGTGGCGTTATCAATTCTTGAGAAGTTGCATGAACCACTTGGTTGATGTTCTTCAGGGCGAAGAGCAAATGAATACACGTTAATACCTGTATCAGGGGCACGAGTGTGGTGTTGATAAGGTTGAACGAGGTCGAAGTAAGTACCTTCACGTTCAGAGAATCTATCTTGACCGTTGAGTTGTAACTTGGCAGTGACAACTGGGTTCTGTCCCCAACAGTGCATGTCCAAAGCAGCTTCGGAGAGGACGAAAGTACCAGCATCGGAGACACCAGAGTTAACATATCCTGAACCGTTAGCGAAACCTCCGTTACCACCGGCAACAGTGGAATTCCAGAAGGCAGCACCAGCAGAAGTCAAATCAACGGCACCAGCGTCTTGGAAGAGACCGGATTGGTCAATGAATGAGTTGGTGGTTTGAGCAACATCGTTAGGTCCTCCGAAGGCATGGATAGCGTTAGGAAGAGCATCGACAGCATCAGTATAGTTGAATGGCTGAGCACCCAAAGTCTTGTAAAGAAGACCGTTGGCATCCAATGAAGAGCAATAGTCAACGTTGGAGTCAGGTTGAACAACGAACACGAGTTCCTTACAAGGGTGGTTGAAGTTCAACTTAATCTTGTTGGAAGAAGAACCGACGGATTCATCACCAGTGAATTGGAGTTGTTCAATCAAGTATTCGTGTGGGTTTTGAGCCATGCGTCTACGTTCATCAGTGTCCAAGAAGACATAGTCGACATAGAGGGAAGCAGCAACCAAAGATTGGTTGTAAGGAGTGGAAACCTTAACGCTTCCGGAACCAGAGGCAGCGCTCAAAGAGCTAACAGCCCACAAGCATTCATCAATTGGTCTCAAGTCCAAGTTGATCTTGACTTCATGGTATTGAAGGGCAATCAAAGGAAGAGCCAATCCAGGATTTCTGCAGAACCAGAATTGGAATGGAATGTAGAGGGTGGTTTCAGGGAGAGCGTTTCTAGGAGCGCACACTTGACGAGGAGCGTTAGAAGCACCGCCGCAAGGTCCATCGACATCAGCAAAAGAAGGGTCGGTGATGTAAGTCAATTGGGTGGTGTTACCAACCATCTTGAAGTAACCACGTTCTTGTTCCTTTGACAAGGTCAATTGGTTCCAGATGTGCATCCAGTCACCATATTGACGGTCAATTCTTTGACCTCCGATTTCAACTTCAACCTGAGAAATCATCTGTTCTCCGGGGAAGTCCAACCAACGGGCATAGACAGCACCAGTAGAACCCTTCATGGATTGGTTGATTTCAGGAAGAGTGGCTTGGAGATACACTCTGTAAGCCAAATCACCGTTTCTGCTGATAGTGCAGGTAACACGACGACCGAAATCGGCTTGACCGTTAAAAGTCTGTTCGATGGATTCCATCGAAAAGTTGGTATGACGACGATAAGTCACCTTCCAGAAAGTAATTTGAGGGTTACCCGTAAGATAGACATCTTGGGCACCATAAGCGACAAGTTGCATTAATCCACCTCCCATTGTTATACTATTGCTAAAGAAAATAATTTCTGGGAAAAATAATTTAATTAATTTTTATCGTTAAAAAAACGAAAGAATTAATTTGATTAACTAATATTTTTAACATTCATATTTGCCTGAATAAAGGTTTTTAAATACGAATCGTTATATATTTCTTTCTTACCTTGATGTTTTTTAGTAAAAACGTAAGTGTTTTCTTTTCGCTTAACTTCCCATCCTGATTCAATTGCGTTGTATAAAAATGTCATTTTTTGTAATGTTAAATAATCAATTTCATATGTTTTTGAAGTATTTATACAAATTGTATGTTCATCATCATCATCATCCATTTCTATTATCTTGTTATGAGAAACATATAATTTATTTATAACACATAGTTATGACACATCATTTTTGATATTATAGTAAATTAACAAATTAAACAAAAAGTGCAATTAAAATATATTATGCCTACATTTAAACCAAAAAATACTAAACAAATCATTATCCACAAGAATTCAAATACAACACTTGATGGTAAGCATAAAGAAATTGTTGATGGATTTCGCAATACTAGTAATGTAGTAATACCAAAACTTAAAAATGAAAAAAAAGAACTTTCTGAAAAATTAAATAAATCGGATATTACAATTGAAGAGAGATTAGATATTGAAGACCGTATAAATGAAATACAAAAAGAGATAAAAAATTTAAAACAAAATGAGAAAAATTATTTTCTTGATAATTCAAAATATGTATTTGATTATTTTGAGAATAAAAAGAAGATTTCTGAAGGTAATAATAAAACCACACTTTTAAATGATTTTTTCAATATGAAGAAAGATGCTTCTTCGTCCGAATTTGATTTGAAAGAGAGAACGAATATACAAAAATATTTATCAAATGTTGATGAATCTTTTTTGGATATGAATAATTTTGTTTTTCAAACCGATATTTGTAAATTATGTGAAAAAGGCGAATTAATACCAGTAGAGCATGAAGGACTTATCGTATGTAATGTTTGTTCTTATAATGCGAAATATTTGGTTGATAATGATAAGCCTGTTTATAAAGAACCACCAAAAGAAGTATGTTTTTATGTTTATAAACGAATTAATCATTTTAGAGAGATTTTGGCACAATTCCAAGCGAAAGAAACCACACAAATTCCTGAAGAAGTTATGGAAAATATAAAACAACAAATTAAAAAAGAGAGAATTAAATTGACACAAATTACAAATAAAAAGGCGAAAGATATTTTGAAAAAACTTGGTTACAATAAATACTATGAGCATATTCCTTTCATAAAAGACAAGCTTGGCATTAAACCGCCTATTATGACACCTCAATTAGAAGAGAGATTGTGTAATATGTTTATTGATATACAAGGACCTTATGCGAAATATTGTCCTGAAGATAGAGTGAACTTCTTGAATTATTATTATACTGTTTATAAATTATGCGAATTGTTAGACCAAAAGAAGTTTTTACCATTCTTTCCAATGTTGAAAGATAGAGAGAAACGAATAGAACAAGATGAAATTTGGAAAAATATTTGTAATGACCTTGATTGGGAGTTTATTCCTACCATATGAATGCATAACACCCCCTATTTATTTATCCATATAGTATAGTATATATGGATAAAAACAACATTATTACATTTAAAGATATTTTTACTGAAAAGGAGTTGAACATGATAGAAAATGATATGATGGTCCAATCATATAAGGATGATGCTTTGAATAATAATAAAAAGTTTATAAAATTTACAATTCCTATAGGACAAGATATAAAAAACAAGTTAAAAATTTACAATATAAAGATTGATGACACATCTGATTTACCTATGATGTGGATAAAAGGCGATATTCATAAACACATAGACAAGGCAAAATTTGATTTTGATTATACAAATTTAATTTATATTACTGATGATAATAATGGTGAATTCATTATTGATGGAATATCATTTCCTATAAAGAGAGGTTTTGGATATCGTTTTCATCAAGGTTTAGAACATGAAACAGTTGGCACTGACCCAAATAAAATGCGATTAATGATTGGTCCTATTAGTGAAAAGGGTTTTACTGTTGGTGCTGGTCCAACTATTTTATATATGCTTGTTAATCCACCTGATTATTCAATTCCTTATTATATACCGGGTGGTACCAAATTTATTAATGAGACTCAAGTACCTAGTGATTATATACCTGCTCCTCCTATTGTTTTACAAGGCTGGTATGTATTTTATGTAGATGATATAAATGCTTTATATAAAGTAGGCGACGTTGTTCCACCAGATACACCATATAATATGGATTATTCATATTGGGTTTATCCAATATGGGAAACTCCTCAACCTACACCAGCACCATCACAGCCTGTTATTATTATGCCAAGACCTGCTTATAGTGATAATTCACTCGTTTTTTATAAACCTCATAGTTTAGCACCAGGTGGAACCGCTGGAGTTAAAAATGTTCGCATTAAAGCAAGACGTACATAACCAATGAAATGAACTAATGACGGCGATTAGTTTTTCTATTCTTTTTTGATTTATCTTTTCTTGATTTTTTTGCTTTTATTGATTTTCTTGCTTTTTCAGTTTTTTTTGTATTTCGACGACCTCCAAAATGTACTATTTTTATCACATTTTTATTATCATTATCTACAACTGGATTTTTGTCAATAATATTTTTTTCAAATAATATATTGATACCTTTCTGAAACATATGAGAAGGCGGCATATAATGACCACTAGAATTATCAATTTGAGTTATCTTATGATTTTTTACAGTGAGATATCCAGCACATATAACTGGTTGTCCACAAGCGCCTGCGCTATGATGTCCAGAAAATAAACAAAGTTCAGTTGATGGTAATATGCAATATAAGTATTGAGCAGAATCATCAACCGTTTTCAATTCGTCCTTAGTATTTATTATTTTAAATTTTTTTTCATCTTTATTATCACATACATATTCTACAAAATCGTAATCAGAAAAAAATAAACCAATATTCATTACACAATATTCATCATCATCTTTACAATCATTGAGTATTTCAAGTGCTTTCAAGGGAAACTTTGTTAAAAACATAAATGGATATTTTTTCAAAACACGACCCTTTTCAGTATAAATGCGTATTGAATTATTAAAAGCGTCATATTTTTCCCAATCAAAATCATTTGGCAACTTAAAATTTTTGAAAAATGTTGTAAATAGATTAAACATAGATTTGTCTATATAACTGTATTTAACACTAGAATCATATTTACTATAAATATTTTCATAAAAATCATTAAAATTATCATTAAGATATTTTCTAATTTCATTAATATTATTTATCTTTTTTATATTATCATAATGTTTCAAACTAAACTCCATAACAAATATATAATATAATACAATACAATAATTTATACATTATATAACATTATTTAGTAAATTCATAACAACTGTAAATAAAGTTGTTATGTATCAAATATTCATTTCATTTATTACTAACTATAATTTACATCATTCTTGGAAATCCTACCAAGTTAGCACCGATACCGAATCCAGCTCCGCTTCTGGCAGATACACCCATGCTAGGAATATAAGTATCCCTCATAGTTTAGCACCAGGTGGAACCTCTGGAGTTAAAAATGTTCGTGTAAAATCAAGACGGACGTAATAATTACAATGTTCTATAATTACAATGTTCTATAATTACAATGTTCTATAATTACAATGTTCTATAATTATATGTATAAATATCTCTATAAGAAGACCTAAACATTTTTCTTTCATTTTCATTTTCTTTATTTCTTACTTTATTTTCGATACGATTTATTAAATTTGATAAAAATAATGGTTGAAGTATTGGATTCGCATAGCATATACCAGTAATTATTCCATTACTAATTCTCTCTGGTAGTAAAATTTCTTTTCTTTCTTCTTCATCATTCAATGTTAATCGTTTTGTAAATGTTGAACCTCTATAAAATCCATATGTGAAAGTTGAACCGAAATAGTAAATAATCTTTTTATTCATTTTATCTATTATAATAAAATGAATATTATTTACGCTAATTTATTTTCTCTCTCTCTTCTTTTATGTTTTTTTTAACATCATTATATTTTTACATCATTCTTGGAAATCCTACCAAGTTAGCACCGATACCGAATCCAGCTCCGCTTCTGGCAGATACACCCATGCTAGGAATATAAGTATCCAAAATGCTAAATGTTGCGGCAGCGGTTAAAGCAATCAATGCGACTTCGTCCAAATTAAGAGAACGCTTTGGTATTGCGTAAGCAGCAATAGCAACCATAAGACCTTCTACTAAATATTTAATACCTCTTTTAACTAGTTCTCCAACTTGAAATCCTTCAGTCATTATACTAAATATATAGAAAATAATTAGTATAAGATAATAATATTGATTATAAATAATATATTATACATAATCAATATATATAATGCGATTAAAACTTAAAAATACAATAGTGTATTATTAATATAGAAAAATGTCATCTGTATCTAATCAAAGTCAAAAACCAAAAGGCGTTGAATTACGTAAAAAGAATGACGGTTCTGTGAACCCAAAATATGTAGATGTCTTGGAAGAAGACAAGCCTATTGCTGGACAAAAGTTTGTCTGTATTTCATTTCTCTCTCCCGAACACATTATTAAAGAAAGAAGTTTGTATAATTTCAATAAGTTCCTAAATAAATGGGATTTGAATAAGTCCCTTGAAAAATACAATCAATTCTTGAGTTTCTTGGCATACAAGTATAACATGAATTTTGATGATTTGACAAAAGATTTGAATGACTTTTGTCAGGAAGAAAAGAATAAGTTGTTTGCCACTACAATTGAGGACGAATACAAGAACTTTATGGATGCAAATGAAGAAAAGTTGGATAAGGCATTTAATGAAGAGCATCAATTTCAAACAAGCGTGAGGGGTCTTAAGGTGCGTGGCTCTTATCCAAGTCAACAAGAAGCAGAATTGAGATGTAAGATGTTGAGAGAGGTTGACCCTAATCATGATGTGTATGTCGGTGAAGTTGGTATTTGGATGCCATTTCATCCAGAGGCGTACAAGACTGGACGTGTTGAATATTTGGAAGAAGAATTGAACCAATTGATGAATGAAAAGTCTAAGAATGAAAAGCAGGCAAAGACTGAATTTGACAAGAGAGTTCGTGAAGCAAAGGAGAAGGCTATGGAAGACAATAGAAAGAAGGCTGAAGAGAGTGGAAATGTTTTGACACAGACAATGGATAAGGACGGAAACTTGGTAAGTGTCAAGGATACCAATACATTTGAGAATGATTTGGGTGATAATGTTTCTGTTGCTGATATTAGACGCGAATTATTCAATAATGAGAATGTTGTTATTGATTACAAGAACTCCACTCATGGGTTGGATAGATTGATTGCTTCTGAAGGTGATGCTGGTGTGGCTGTGGCTGTATCTCCTTCTGATGTAGCAACATCTGTTACTACGACTCCTGATGCAGGAAGCGAACATAAAACGCCAAATGTAGGGTATTTTGATTAGAAATGTGTGCGTGATGTAAAATAAATTTCATTTTATTATAATGATATTTATTAGGTGTTTTTACGATTACTTATGTTACCTATTACTTATGTTACCTATTACTTATGTTACCTATTACTTATGTTACCTATTACTTATGTTACCTATTACTTATGAAAATTGAATAAAATACATATGATAATAAATATTTATACAAAACAAACTAACAATGGAACAACATATTCAACGCTATATAAAATATATTTATGAAGATTTATATACAATAGATATTGATACTGCTACATACAAGGAACATTTACATAAATCGTTTGAATGGTTTGCCTGTATTCAATTGAGTAATCAATATAATTCTATATTTCTTCGTTGGGAAGACGTGCATCCTCAAATAAGGGAAGATAAATGTATGACACGTGATATGGGTATTGATGCTTGGGATATGGATGGAAATCGTGTAGCACAAATGAAATTATATCAAGGACGTATAGAATGGGGGAATTTTGCTACATTTCTTGGATGCTGTTTTAAATTCAAAGATGTAACAAAAATGTTATATAGAACACGCGAATCTACTTTATGTAAATTGATAGAATCATATGTGAAAGATAAGACAATTGTAGATGCGACCATACCAGGCTTAGAATTTAGGTCAGAATGTAAGAAGATTCAAACATTAACAATGCCTTCGCCTACATTACCAGAACCTTTTGTTATTAGACATTATCAAAAGGAATCTATATCCTATCTGGAAAAGGGCAAAGATGAAAACAAAAATGTCTATTTATGTATTCCTACTGGGTGCGGTAAAACGCTAATTATTTTACATTATCATAGTTATCATCGCAACGAATTATTACTTGTATTAGTTCCTCGTGTTGTATTAATGGAACAATGGGGCGAAGAATGCGAAAAGCTCGGTATAAAACCATACCTTATTGGAACCGGACAACATCATAATTTGGAGAAATATAAAGACGAAACGATAGTGATTTGTGTTTATGATTCGTTTCCAAATATATATGACCAGAAGGATAAATTTAATAGGTATTGTATTGATGAGGCGCATCATATCAAAAAACCTGAGAGATATATGGATACTGAAGTAGAGCATCATATAGAAAATTACGACGATGAAGATGAGGATGAAGAAGACGATGTTGAAGAAGAACAAATATCCTATATGGAATGTATTGAATCTTTATCTGATACGAAACGAACCATTTATATTTCAGCGACGTTAGATAAACCAGAAGACGACTCGCTCTTTTATGAATACAAAGTTAGAAAAGCGATTGAAGAAGGTTATCTATGCGATTATCAATTTGTATTTCCAATATTTGAAGAAAAACATATAACCAACGAACATCTTGCACATTACTTGGTTCATAAACAACACGAATCACATTGCGTTATTTACGCTCCATCATGTAAAGAAGGACAAGAATTTACACAAATGTTAAATCGTTTACGCAATCGTTGTGCTGGATATATTGATGCAGATACACCATACAAAGAACGAAAAAGACTATTTGCTGAGTTTGAATCAGGTCAAATACAATTCTTGGTGAATATTCGTATCTTGGTAGAAGGATTTAATGCACCACATATTCGTTCTATATTCTTTCTACGAGTATCCACTAGTGAAATATTTATTATTCAAGCTATTGGAAGAGCATTACGCCAATATCTAGATAAACTACTTGCGACCATATATGTTCCATTTACACACGAAAGTGATTTGGAAAGAATTCAAACATTTATTAGTCAAGTATCATCTTATGATGAGCGTATCAAAAAGTCAATTGATGAAAAGAATATTGGAGGATACTTAAATATTGAACGTGTAAAAGAAGATGTCGATAATGACAATGAAGAAGATGATGAAAAGGAACAAGATGATGTAGAAGATTTATTTGAATGTAGATATAACTTGATTGTTGATAGTATGGGTAATAGTAATATGATGGAGCAAATTGCGATTAAAAAGGCATTAGAATACAAACAGTTTTATAATGAAAAACAACGAAAACCAATACAAGTTCTTTATAGAAAAGAAAAAAGAGAAAATGCAACAGAAGAACATAAAAATGAAAATAAACTCTCAATTTGGTTTAATAATATGAAACAAGCAAAAAAAATTATATATAATAGTAGTAAATTATATCCATCTGTAGAAAAAATCCTTATTGAATTGTTGGGGGAAAAATGGTATGAAAATGATAATTTAGAAGAAAAATCGTTAAAACTCGCATTAGAATACAAACAGTTTTATCAAGAAAAAAAACAAAAACCATCATTAATTATTAGAACAAAAGAACAAAAAGAAAGTGCGACAGAAGAACATAAAAAAGAACATAAACTTGCACTATGGTTTACAAATATCAAAAAAGGAAAAAAAGGTAATAAAATACAAAAAGGAAAAAAAGGTATTATGTATAATTGTAATAATAAAATATATCCATCTGTAGAAAAAATCCTTATTGAAGTTTTGGGTGAAAAATGGTATGAAAATGATGATTTGGAGGAAAAATCTTTAAAAATCGCATTAGAATACAAAAAGTTTTATCAAGAAAAACAACGAAAACCATCACAAGTTCTTATAGGAAAATCAAAAGAAAATGCTACAGAAGAACAGAAAAAAGAACATACAATTGCACAATGGTTTATTGGTATAAAAAAAACAAAAAATCTAAATAAATCACATCGTTATATAATATATCCATCTGTAGAAAAAATCTTTATTGAAGTGTTGGGTGAAAAATGGTTTGAAAATGATGATTTGGAGGAAAAATCTTTAAAATTCGCATTAGAATACAAACAGTTTTATCAAGAAAAAAAAAGAAAACCGTCACGAATTGTTAGAACAAATGAACAAAAAGAAAATGCAACAGAAGAACAAGAAAAAGAACATAAACTTGCACTATGGTTTAGTAATATGAAAAGAGCAAAAAATAAAAAAAATAAAAGTATACTATACTCATCTGTAGATAAAATCTTTATTGAAGTGTTTGGTGAAAAATGGTTTGAAAATGTAAAAAAATACAAAAATTGACATAATTTATATTCATTTTTAGAAAAAATACTTAATAAAAATAAGTGCGTAATCAGTTATACATTAATTTCTAAAAAGGTATAAATAAGTAAATGACTTTAGAATTGAAAAAATTTGATATGAGGCATATCAGTTTTAAACCAGAGGAAAACAAGGGCCCAGTCGTCGTCCTTATCGGAAGAAGGGATACAGGGAAAAGCTACCTTGTAAGAGATTTACTCTACAATCACCAGGATATTCCCATTGGAACTGTTATTTCTGGAACAGAAGCCGGAAACGGATTTTATAGTTCGCATATACCAAAATTGTTTATTCACGACGAATACAATACTGCGATTATAGAAAATGTGCTTAAGCGACAGAGAACAGTTTTAAAGCAAGTCAAAAAAGAGATGGAACATTATAAACGTTCAACTATAGACCCTAGAGCATTTGTAATATTGGACGATTGTCTATATGATAATACTTGGTCTAAAGACAAGATGATGCGTTTATTGTTTATGAATGGTCGTCATTGGAAAGTTATGCTTATTATTACTATGCAATATCCACTTGGTATTCCTCCAAATTTGCGAACAAATATTGATTACGTATTTATTTTGAGAGAACCATATATAGCCAATCGCAAACGTATTTGGGAAAACTATGCTGGTATGTTTCCCACATTTGAGTCGTTCTCACAAGTGATGGACCAATGTACTGAAAATTTTGAATGTCTTGTTATAAATAACAATTCAAAATCAAATAAACTTCAAGACCAGATATTTTGGTATAAAGCCGAACATTATGGTGATTTCAAGTTGGGTTCAAAGGAATTTTGGGAAATGTCAAAAGATATTGATTCAGATGATGATGAAAAAACATATAATCCAAATGATGGCAAGAAACGAGGTGGACCGAAAATTAATGTTAAAAAGAATAAATGGTAATAAGGGGCGGTGCCCCTTAGGAACCCCAATTGTAATAAGGGGCTGTGCCCCTTAGGAACCCCCATATGATAGGAGATATGCTCCATATGATAAGGGGCGGTGCTCTATATAAATGATAAATAAAATAGTTATTAGTTTGAAAATTGTATAAATAGTATTTTGTTTGACTATTATGGAACTTTCATATCAAAAAAATGATAATTCAAAATTATTCTCTTCTTTAGTGAAATCAGAATTAATGAATGTATCTGATATACAAAATTATATTCCTATTTACTCCAACTTCTTTGCTTTAACAAATACAAATTATAATTCAATTAATTTAAAACAATCCTATTCTCTCTACAACATTACTTCTAAGCATTCTGAAAATG